GGCAATGAGATTGAAATGGCAGGAGTGAAGACCGTCATCCAAGAACCTGAGATGGATGAAACGGAAGACTATAAACTAAACGACTACGGAAAATCCTCTCAGATGTTCGGCGTGATGAAGAAACCAAAGTTTAGCTTTATCATGTGAATCTAACGGGCAAGCCGCATAGCGGCCCCCATACGGTAAAATCAATGGCAAAATATAAACGGCAAGAAGAGCCAGAGGATACTCTGACTTACGCAGAAGAAATGAATGCAACGCAGACTGCCCCAGAATCGGCAGACACTGAGGAAGCGTCCTTCAAAAAGAGATATGGTGATTTAAGACGGCATACCCAACAGATGCTGCAGCAAAAAGAGCAAGAGATATCTGAGGTTAAAACTCAGCTAGATTCCGCTGCCAAAGGGCAAATCAAGTTTCCTAAAACGGATGCAGAGATCGATGCATGGTCCCGAAAGTATCCTGACGTTGCGAAGATCGTTGATACGATTGCTCAGAAACGTGCTGGAGAGGCGTTGGCTGAAGGCGAGAAGCGCATGGAGGGATTGCGACAGCTAGAGACAAAGCTGACCCGACAAGAAGCTGAACAGAATTTAATAAAGACGCATCCTGATTTTCACACCATTAGGCAAGACCCTGCCTTCCATGAATGGGTGGGAGAACAGCCAATTAGTATTCAGGACGCTCTGTATAAGAACAACACGGATGCGAGGGCCGCTAGTCGGGCCATTGATCTGTATAAAGCTGATACCGGCAAGCGCAAATCACCTAATAAGAAGTCAGCAGCACAGGCCGTTGGGAAGACTTCCCGTTCCGCTGCACCTACCGGGCGCAATGCTACTTTCAGCGAGAGCCAGGTTGAAGCCATGTCACCTACAGATTTCGAAAAGAATGAAGAGGCTATTATGGAATCCATGCGATCTGGAAATTTCAATTATGACGTAAGTGGTGGAGCAAGATAGCTTGCAAAGCTATTAGTTAAGTGTTATAATAAATGTTATGGAGATGTTGAGTAATGTCTCCATAACAGTTCTTTAATGATACGTCTGTTTCAGACTTATCTTCTGAGAACCTAGTTCTCTACCAGCAAAGCAGGGCCGCAATTAGCCTACCTCTGCGTTTGTTTATTCAGAAGAATAAGACGTAAAGTCCACCAGTACATCTGTGACCTGTAATCCTTGATATTACACAACTCTCAGTTAGTACTGCCACTGTATTGTCCTCTTCCGATTTGTTTGGGCCTTGGCCCTGCCATTTCACAAGGAGTACATCAAATGGCATTTCAAACAGCAGACGGGTATGGCAACTTACCCAATGGTAATTTTTCCAGTATTATTTACTCGAAAAAAGTCCAAACAGCTTTCCGCAAGAATACAGTAGCTTCAGACATCAGCAACTCGGATTATTTCGGTGAACTGACGCAAGGCGCTACAGTTAAAATCATCAAAGAGCCAGAAATCACGGTTAAAGAATATGCCCGTGGCAGCACGGTTGCAGCACAAGACCTTGATGACGAAGACTTCTCATTGACCATCGACAAAGCAAACTACTTTGCATTTAAGATGGACGATATTGAGGAAAGCCACAGCCACGTAAACTTTATGCAACTGGCTACAGACCGTGCGGCTTATCGCCTTGCGGATCAGTATGACCAAGAAGTTCTTGGTTATGTAGCTGGCTATAAACAGTCTGCAGTTCATACTTCAGCAGATGCCGTAAACGATCAAGTAAACGGTACTGTTGCAGTAACATCTGCAGGTACAGATGAATTGCTTGCCAGCATGAAGCTGCGTAAAGATTCATTTGGCAATATCACAACGTCATCTGCCGGTGATCACTCAATTCCTCTGGCAGCACGTCTACCCGGCGCAACTGCACTGCCTACAGCAACTGCCTCACCGGCAATGGTTGTAGCACGTATGGCCCGTCTATTGGATCAACAGCAGGTTGATACGCAAAATAGATGGATCGTAGTGGACCCAGTGTTTATGGAAATCCTACGTGATGAGGATTCACGTCTATTTAACAATGACTTCGGTGAATCCGGTGGTCTGCGTAATGGGCTGGTTCTAAAGAATTTCCACGGAATGCGTGTCTACAGTTCCTCGAATCTTCCAAGTGTAGGAACTGGCCCCGGCACAACCGGAACAGCAAACCAGTTGGCAAATTTCGGAGTGATCGTAGCTGGTCACAACAGTGCTTTTGCAACCGCTGAACAGATCAACAAAACGGAGCAATACCGTGATCCAGACAGCTTTGCAGATATCGTTAGAGGTATGCATCTGTACGGAAGAAAGATTCTCCGTCCCGAAAGTATCGTCACTGCCAAATACAACGCAGCCTAAAGGAGGGCAAATAAATGGCTACTTACGCTAGTTCACTTCAGGCAGTCCACCGGCCCTCGGCCCCCGGCTGCTATCTCATCAGCAATACAATTGATATTGCGGTGGAGAATACGATTAACGCTGCAGCACTTGCTGCTAACGATATTCTGAAAATCTTCACTCTACCAAAAGACACGCTGATTATGGCGGCAGGTTTCGAAGTCGAAGCCCTGTTGACCGGCGAGTCTAACGACACAACCTTCAACCTTGGTATCACTGCGGCCTCTACAGGCGGTATCGCTGCTGACGTTGATGAATTTGTCGCTGCTATGGACACCGATGCGATGGCGGTTGGCTCCTATGCCACCATGATCCCCGGCGTTTATCCAAACATTGTTGGTTCAACCACCACTACTTTGGATTTGGAACTGCAAGCTGCTGGAACAGCACCAACCGGCGGTAAAATGCGGGTTTGGGCAGTTCTTATGAACATCGACAACCCAGGTTCATATGATGCGAATGAAGTTGATCGTGACTTCTTAGCATAACAAATTAGGGGCTGGCCCAGTGCTGGCCCCTTACCTCATAATAAGGTGTTACAATGGCTACAACTTATCTCGATTTATGTAATCAAGTTCTTCGCAGGTTGAACGAAGTTGAGATCGTTGAAGCTGATTTTGCATCCGTGCGTGGTATTCATGCGCTGGTGAAAGACGCCGTTAAATCTAGTGTAGCTAAACTCTCTCAGAGAGAATTCGAATGGCCGTTTAATGCCGCAAGCCATACTCAAGTTTTGACTGCAGGAACTTCTGAATATGCATGGCCTTCATCGTTTAAAGCGGTGGATTGGAACAGCTTCCAAATTCAGGAAAGTTCAACTCTCGGCTCTGGATTTAAGTCGCTTAAATTCATTGAGCGGGATGAATGGTATAAAAATCACCGGGATGCAGATTTCTCTTCCGGTACAACGGGCCGGGGAAATCCTGATCTTGTATTTCCATCCCACGGCTCTGGCTTTGGAGTTACGCCCTCGCCCAGTGCTGCGTTCTCTGTCGTGTTTAAATACTATCTGAATTACACCGACATTACCGCCGCCACTGACACCACCCGCATCCCTGATGGATTTGATTATGTCCTGGTCGATGGTGCGCTTTATCACATGTATTTATTCAAAGATAATATTGAAGGCGCACAGGCCGCTTATGCTACTTTTGATGAGGGCATTAAATACCTTCAAACTATCTACATTAATTCCTTTGCCAGTGTCACTGACACTCGGATAAGATTCTAATGCCTGATCAGATTCAATCTTACAAAGTGGTTTCCAGCGGCGGTCTAAACGCTAATGAAAACCACCTTAATTTATCAGAGAATAGTCCTGGGGCGGCTACTCGCTTAATTAACTATGAACCATCATTATTTGGCGGCTATCGTCGTATCGATGGCTTTGCTAAATATGCGGCTGCGTTTGGCGAAGTCAGCGTGGCATATAATGCAAACGGTAGCACGACAGGCCAAGGCGAAGTTCTAGCCATTTGCATTTTTAAGAACGATGTTACGGGCGGGACAACAGTTATTGCTGCAAGGCAGGATGCTGGGGCTGCAACATATTCATTCTATTTCTTCACAGCAGATATTGGTTGGAGAAAATATACTCTAGACCACTCCGCTTCACGGGCCATGACAGCAAATGGATTGACTGTTAAAAAGCTACGCCACGTCCAATTCAATTTCGGCACAGGCAATAAAATCTGTTTTGTTGATGGCGTCAATGAAGCAATCATATTTGATGGGACTCATTGGGAGGAACTAAAATCTTCTAACGATGGGGGATATATTGCTAGCAGCAGTCACAACTCTGGCAACGGCACAGGGGGCGGTGATAGCGCCTTAAACGCTCCTGCATTGGTGGGAGTATTTGAAAACCATCTGTTCTTAGCGGGTCATGCGGCGTCTGCTGCGGCTATTGCTTTTAGCGCACCAAACGATCCTTATACTTTTGAAGTTAGCAGTGGCGCTGGGCAAATCTCTGCAGGATTTGATGTTGTTCAGATCAAGCCGTTTCGGGATAATCTGTTTATCTTTGGGGCCAACGCAATCAAGAAAGTTAACGTCAATTCCAGTGGTACTTTTGCCATTGAAAATGTCACAGCAAATGTTGGCTGCGTAGCCCCAGATAGTGTGCTGGAAATCGGCGGTGATCTGGTGTTCATGTCACCCTCTGGCATCCGACCAGTTGCGGGTACTAGCCGTATCGGTGACGTTGAGCTATCGCCTTTGTCCACTTCAATACAAATCAAATTGGTTGACGCAATAGCCAACTACGACATGCTTGATTTGGATGGAGTAGTTATCCGGTCAAAAAACCAACTGCGTTATTTTGTTGGGGATGATGCTGATGCCGCTGCAGCCGCTGATGCTATTGGCTTTATCGGTGCGCTGACTGAAAACAGCGGTGCACTTAAATGGGAGTTTGGCGAACTCTTAGGCATTAGAACCTCCTGCATAGTTTCAGATTATATCGGAACAACTGAGGTTATTTTGCACGGCGACTATGATGGCAACGTCTATCAGCAGGAAATTGGAAACAGCTTTAACAGCCAAGATATTGTAGGCGTCTATGCTACTCCATATTATGATTTTGGAGAGACTGAACAGCGCAAAACCATGCGTAAAATCAATACATTCGTCAGGGCTGAAGGCCCAATAGAGATGCTATTATCGGTGACTTACGATTGGGGTGATCCTAATTCTGTAGCACCAAATACTTATACTCAAAACTTGTCCGGTGCGCCTACCGTTTACTCCGGTCGAGGCGTGAACTTTGGAGCCAGCAACGTGATCTACGGCGGTCCATCCAAACCGATTATCACAAGCGATATTCAAGGATCAGGGTTCTCAGCACAAGCGACATTCGTGACGGTGGGACAATTATCTAGCTACACAATTCAGGGCATGGTCTTTGAATTTTCGGCTGCAGGGAGAAGATAAGACATGGCAGGTTATACAAGGCAATCTTCAGCATCGATTACGTCTGGTGCGGTTATTACTGCCAGCCCGATTAACGCTGAATACAATCAACTCTTAGCGGCTTTTGTTAATACAACTGGTCACAAGCATGATGGCACAGCAGCCGAAGGTCCGGTCATTGGCCTGATTGGAGATCCTGGTGTTGCAGCGCCACTAAACAAAGTCGTTGTCGATAACACAAACAATCGGATCGGCGTCTTCGTTGATGCGTCTGGTGGTGGCTCGACCGTAGAGCAAATCCGTATTTCAGACGGGGCTATCGTCCCCGTTACGGATAACGACATTAACCTTGGAGCCAGTGGCGCAGAGTTTAAGGATTTGCGGCTGGATGGCACAGCTTACATTGATGTGCTGGAAGTGCACGAAGGATCAACTCTCACAGGCGCATTAACTGTCGCTGGCGTGACTGCCCTAAACGGCGGTCTGACAATGGACAGTAATAAGTTCACGGTGGCTAATACCAGCGGCAACACTGCCATTGCTGGAACTCTTGCGGTCACTGGCACATCCGCTCTTACAGGCAATGTCACTGCTGGTGGCACACTGGGGATTACGGGCGCTACCACTGTCGGAGGTACTCTGGGCGTTACTGGGGCCGTAACTGCAAATGCTGGCGTTGTCGTAGACAACATCACAATCGACGGCACTGAGATTGATCTGTCTAGCGGTGATCTTACAATAGATGTTGCAGGAGATATTATCCTCAATGCCGATGGCGGGGATATAAGCCTACAAGACGGTTCTGCTACTTTTGGGTCACTAAACAACAACTCCGGGCAATTGATTATAAAGTCAGCAACTACAACCGCTGCCACATTCAGTGGCGCAAATGTAGACTTTGCTGGCACCTTTGATAGCACTGGCGCTGGTACGTTTGATAGCACTCTTGCTGTTACTGGCGTTCTAAGCCCCGCCACTCATGTGGACATGCCTGACGATGCGGTTATTAAGGTCGGAACTGGTGACGATTTAGAGATCAGCCATGATGGCACTGACTCTTTTATAGCCAACAAAACAGGCGTTCTCAAAGTTGCTACCGAAACAAGCGGCATTGCAGTTACAATCGGACATACCACCTCTGAAGTTACCATAGGCGATAACCTAACTGTTGCAGGTAACCTTACTGTCACGGGTACTCAGAC